ATCAATTTAATAAAAAAGGGGCATTTTAAGCCCCTTAATTATTGGTAAATACCGATTTTCTGAAGAACGCTATTCACCTTTTAAAATAACTATTTATTCATAACATACATAGTTACTTCAAAACCAAATCTCATTTCTGTTGCTGATGGTGTAGTCCACATAGTATTTATCCTTTATCTGTAACAAGCAAAATTACTTGTTATGCAAATTATGGGCTTTTTGCTAGACAAATCCATCAGTAAAATCATTAAAATGGCATTGCTGAATCGGTTGTATTTGATCCTGCACCATCTTTAGGTTGCGGTTCTCTCATTGTTACCCAGCCGTCAAAATTGACAGGAATAGATTCAATAAGAAGTGAAGTGCCGCCTTGTTTATTAGACATTGCAACTCCAACTTTAGTCCAGCGAGCTTTTGTTTCGCCTTCTTTGTTTACATATTCGCCTGTTTTAGCGATTAGATCATGGGTTATTGCCATTTTGTATTTCCTTTAAGTTATTAACAGTAGTTTCTATTTCCTGTAAGAATAAGATCACCTTATCTTCCATTGTTTTAATATATTCATCATCACGATAAATACGCTTCACAAATCCTTCTAATCCAGTAAGGTCGGGATCAAAAGAAACGAGATCACAAAATTCCATTTCAGGCATACAGGCTAATTGCCACATGCATTGGTCGTAATATTGTTCTAATTGTTTGCCACCTGTTAAATAATTATCCAAATGGTTACTTGGATCGGGCGCTTTTAGCTCAATTAAATATGGCTTGTCAGCAAATACAATTCCATCAGGACTGCATTGAGCATTTTCAATTGTAGGATGTTTAACAATAGCTACTTGATCCACAAAGACATTATGCTTAACTTCATACCAAGAACGCGCCAACGGCTCAAGTTCAATACCTCTTATCATTGCGGGCGATTTCCAAGTATCTAATTTTTTACTTGTTAATCTTTCCCTAATTAATTCATTTTTATATTTTCTACGGGTTAATGATTCGCCACCTGATCTGCCTTCAGTAAGCAAATCTGCAATACGGCTACCGCCTATCTTCCCGATGCGGAGCGCTTGCCATTTTTCCGATCCCTGAATTACATCCCTAATAATTCTTTCTTCTAATTTCATATAGTTTCCTTGTTTAAATTTAAGTTTCTATAAGTAACGCCATCATGCCATTGTTGATCTATTGATTGCTCATAAAGACTTATTAATCTATCAGGATGAAGCAATAAAGGTTTGTGATCTTTAAAACAAAAAGCATAAAGCAAAGGACATTTTTCAGAGCTATACCATTCCATAAACATTGGAAGCATTTTAATTTCTGAAGCTTTAATATTGGCAGTTCCCTTTACCATTATTAACCCAGCCTTACCATTATTGTTAATATAAAAATCAGGCATATTTCTAATAAAAGTATTAAGGTCATAAAAGTTAGGAATCGGATCGTTCTTCTCATCAAAGCCTAATCTTCTATAAAAATATCCTTTTGATTGGCAATATGATTCAAATAATACTTCCGCTATATTAATGACATTATTTCTTTGTTTATAAGAATAAGTGCCATTCATAGTTTAGAGCTTTGAATTCTGCCATATAAAGGAGCTAATAAGTATTTATCGCCCAGATCTCTTTTAATAGCTTCTATTCTTGTTTTGCGGGCTTCTATAGCCATTAATTCTTGCGCGGAATAGGGTAGCGTCACTCCGTAAAAATTACTGTTTCTTGATCCTTCCATCATAGCTCCGCCTTTCTTTTATCTTTAGCTTCAATTACCATTTTAGATAAAGTGCGATCATTCTTAACTTCACCCATTACAAAATTATAATTAGCCTGGAGTTCCTCTAAAGTTTCGGAATGATTAATTCTTTGAAGATAATCTGCGGCATTAAGCGCGGCGGATTGGCCATCGTCATCATCAGCATAAAGAGCGCAAAGACTAGATATGGAGTATCGGCGAATATAAGAAATTGCTGATCCCAATCCTTGCGGGTCTTGTTTTTGAATAGGACAGACGGCAGTATCCTCAATCCATTCGCCCGAACTATGGAGTAATCGAGTAGTTAGATGAAGTTTATTGTCGTCTGATGGGCTTAATGATTGGAGTATTGCAATACCATTATCATTGAGTGGCTTTTTAACCGCTTCAATAACTGAATTAATATTTGCATACTTGGATTTAAAGTGAGGATTGGTAGAATCTTTAGCGGCAAATCTAATTTCTTTTTGCGCGGATACTAAAGCTTCAGCTATCTGTTTGATGCTTTCGGAAGTTTTCATCTTATCTTGTCCTAAAAAGTTTCGTTAAATTACATGCGATATTGTATCGTTATAAGCCCATTTAGCAAAGCTATCTCTTTCATAATTTTCAGCTATAAACTTTGCAATTCTTTTAATTTCCGCATCATAAACATCTTTAATGCGACCTAGCTTATCATCTTTAGAATCATAAATAATATTTTTTACTTGATTTTGAACTTCAACTTCATCATAAAAATCAGAAAAGACATCCACATTAAAAGCAATATGATATTCAATTAATTCTTGCAAAGATATATGAGGTTCTAAATCTAGGAAATCAGGATCAGGATTCATCATAGTTTGAATATGAATCTTGTGTTGCATCTCTCGTTGCTGGTCAGACATATTTGCCCCCGTAACTTGTTGATTTTTCGTCATATTACACCCCTTTTAAGAAATTGTCTAGTAAAGGTAATAAGACATAAAGCCATAAGCCAAAGTAAGCCCAAAAAGCAATTGCATAAACAATAAGTCTTTTATTTTGTGTTGTCATATTATTCCCCTATTTCAGATTTGTAAGGATCAATTTGTGTTTGAACATACTCGTAATTACCACTTTGCGAATTATGCTTGAGTTTTGAATTAGGTGCAACAAATTCATATTTGTCGGCAGTCCAATTGTATTTAAGCTTGGCATCTTTAGGAGCATAGTTATATTTATCTTCAACCCAATTATAACGAAGCTTTGGTGATTCACCCCCGACCGCTATAATCGGGAGTGCGATTAATAGTGCGGTTAATAATTTTTTCATACCGCACCCCTAATTATTTGACCTGTAATTACATCAACAACTGTTTCACTTGAATCAAAGTTTGCATTTATATCGCAAAGTTCTTCCTCTGAATAACCATTTTTTTGACGCATTAAAATATATTGTTTTAGGAATGCATCATCTTCTTCAGATTTTGTTGCAAGGCTAATTGTAAGTGTTTGTTCTGAAATTTTGCCATCAATCCAAGCTAATTCAAGAATGTCGCGCGGTGGGACAGAGTTGTTAGAATTCCAACGGATAACGCCATTAGCGTCATGATGATAATCATATTGATCAAGTTTAGCTACAAATTTAAAGTCTTTTGTTTGAAGTTTCATTTTAGTTTCCTTATAGTTTCTTGTTAATAAATTGTGTTGCTAGGTGTTATTATGCCTATATCAAAATTAAATACAACTATTTTTTAAAATATTTATGAAAAATAATGAACACCTGGCACAGACTTTGCTTATTAAATGGTTTAGGCTTCAATACCCATTAATGGCAAAATGCCTGTTTGCTATACCAAATGGGGGCGCTAGGCATATCGGAACTGCCTTAAAATTAAAAGCTGAAGGGGTAACGGCAGGGGTATCCGATTTATTCCTTATGATTCCAGCAAATGGCCTTCATGGCCTATTTTTAGAAATGAAAGCCGATAAAAGTGCAAGATTACAACAAAACCAAGAACAGTTCTTAACCCTAGCAGAATCAATGGGTTATGGTGCGGAAGTGGCCTATGGGTTTGAAGAAGCTCAAAAAATAATACAAAAATACTTGCACGAATCATAGAATTTGTTTAATAATAAAAAAGACAAGATAAAAGAAGGGAAACTAATTGCATTATTATCAGCACAATATATCAGACTACAGGGCGGACACAGGCCATTTAACTCTGCTCGAACATGGTTGTTACCATCAACTACTAGATCAATATTATCTTAATGAAGAACCACTTCCATTAGATATAGACAAAATATTCCGATTACTAACTGCGAGGACACAAGATGAAAAGGATGCTATTAAAAATGTGCTTAAAGATTTCTTTGTGGAAACTGAAGCTGGTTTTATTCAAAGAAGGTGTGATAATGAGATTAAATTCTATCACGAACGGATAGATTCTGCGGCGGCGGCAGGTCGTAAAAGTGCCGAGAAACGGGCGAATTCCAACGGGCGTTCAACGGGCGTTCAACGGATGTTCAACCAACTAATAACTAATAACCAAGAACCAATAACTAATAACCATATAGATATATCATCCGATTTTGATATATTTTGGCAAGAGTATCCAAAAAAGGTCGGTAAAGAAGCCGCAAGAAAATCTTGGTATAAGATAAGACCTAATTTACAAGATGTTCTTAAAACTTTAGCTTGGCAAAAAGAAAGCAAGCAATGGTTTGAGAAGGGTGGACAGTTTATTCCAAATGCTAGCACTTATTTAAATCAGCATCGTTTCTTGGATGAGCAGTCCGTATCAGTAACATTTTAGGAAGAAAGATGATAAATGAAATCTTATGTCTATCAGCAATTATGTTTGGTGAAGCAAGGGGTGAACCTGATATGGGAAAAGTTGCAGTTGCTTATACTGCAATTAACCGCAAAGCCGATCCAAATTATCCGAAAACTATTTGTGAAGTAATGAAGCAACCAGCTCAATATCAGTTTCTTGATTACGGGATGCCAACTAAAACACAGATAGCTTATTTAGAACCGCTTGCAAAAGCGATTTTAGAAAATAGGATAGATGATCCAACAAAGGGCGCAAAATGGTTTCATACGAAACAAATGGCAAAACCTTTTTGGGCAAGACAAAAAGAAGTTAAGATAGCTATAGCAAATCATATTTTTTATTAAGGAAAAGACATGACACAAGATACAACAATGAGTAATTTAGAAACTTGGGTTCGTCAGTTAAATGGCGAACTCAATGTTCAAGAAGTAGCAAAAACTAGACCAGCACCGATTGAAGATGTAATAGCTCCCTATTCAGTATTTTTAAGACATTATGATAAAGTTGGACTTTGTGCGGCCACAAATAAAAGACGCGCTAGTCGATGCAATGTTGAGTTTGTATTTGATGGCAATACTAGAAAACTTAAAGATGTAAGATTAATTAATCAAGAGAATGATAATGAACACTAAAGCCTGGTTGATAGAAGAATTTTCAAAAGACGGCCAACTTGTTTGGAAGATGATTTCATTTTTTCCGCCTGACAGTTTACAGTGGATGTCAGATATTAAAGGCAAGAAGCATAATTTAGTTATATCAGAGCTAGGGGTTATAAATTCTAAAAAAATTGATGGAGTTGAGAAAAAATATGATTCTAGCAAATTTGTGGTTGGCCTTTAAAATTGTTGGCTTTGTTTTGTGGGCGATTATATTCTTGGTTGTTTCACTCATCCTATTTTACTTGTGGGAAGAATTTAATAACTAGAATTTTAGATTTTGCAATAAAAATATTAATTATTGGTGGATTTTTTGGTTTATTACTTGGAATATCATTAGTGTTACAATTAACATTTATCCGATGAGTAATTTTATGGAAGTCTTATTTCGCTATCAAGTCTTTGATGATTTAGGCGAGCCAATTCGCAGATTTAGAACAAAGCATGAAGCCAAATGCTATATATTGCACAGAGGTAATCATAGAATTGAAAAATTACCAGCTCCGCCAAAAGAAAATGTATTTGATCTAATAACAGACGAGCCATTATTTTGAGCCATATATTAATTATTATCACAGGGCTTATCTATTCATATATTAGCATTGAACAGTTTTATCTTGGTAATAATGGAATGAGTGTTTGCTATTTTGGCTATGCGCTTGGGAATGTTGGCTTGTATATGATGGCTAAATAAAAGGACTATTAATGACACTAAACGATAAGATAAGTTTTAAATCTATGATGGATACGCTTGCATCAATCTATCAAAAACAACCATTGGATCAGAACACTTTAAGGGTTTGGTTTTATAAGCTTGAGAAGTTTGAATTTAGTATTGTTACTAAAGCTTTTGATAAGCATATTGATAACAGTAAATTCTTTCCCAGTATTTTTGACATATTGCAATTATGCAGGGAAAAACCAATTGAATTTGCCAGGCTAGAAGCACCGAAACTATCTAAAGAAGCTAATGCGGTATATGCGGCAAATGTAAATAAATTTGTGCAGGACATTAAGAGTGAAGATAAGAAGTTAAAAAATATGAGGGCTTGGGCGCATCGCATTATTGCTAACCCAAAAAATTATCCACCAATCTCACTTGAATTCGCAAAGGAAGCTATACATGCAAAATAAATGGAGCAAGGTTAGTAAATATTGCATTGAGCGCAATAATTTTTATATATCTCGATACACTCTTGCGGATGGCGCAAATAGATTTGTATTATGGGATGGCCACAAAATGATTAAAATACACGATAACGCACAGGAATTAAAAGATGAAGCACAGAGAATGGATAGTCAGCCAGCAAAACCTTCCGCAACTTCAGATTTATTTGGAAGAATTAATCAAAGAAGGCAAAACACCTCAAGTTACGATCAAAGAAAAGGTTGATGGCAATAAGAGGTCAATTGAAGCTAATAAGTTTTTGTGGGGTAGGCTATATAAAAGCATTAGTAACTTTACAGGCTATTTACCTATGGAAGTGCATTTACTTTGTGGACATCTTTTCTTATCCGAACAAAAAACTATTAATGGAGTTCAAGTTCCTTATGTTCGCTCAACGACTGATCTTACAATCGAGGAATTTACAAGTTATATTCAAAGCATTGAGGTCTATTTCTCAAATTTAGGATGGTCGATTGAATAAGGATGAAAAAAGACATTATGAAAAGTTATCTCAAATTGGTTGCATTGTTTGTCGCAATCTTGGGTTTGGTTATTCAGCTCCACATATTCACCACATACGGCATGGGGTTGGATTGGCTATGCGTAGCCATTGGAGTATGGCTATCCCTTTATGTCCTATGCATCATCAAAATGGTGGCTTTGGTGTGGCGCTCCATGCAGGTCAAAAGACTTTTGAAGCAAAGTATGGATCAGAATCAGAACTTTTACAAAAAACTTTAACACTATTACAGGACAAAATATGAATCATCAATACCCTACAGGATTAAAAACTGCTCAAGAAATTGCTGAAGTCACAAAACTATTATCAGCTGAAAGAATTATTGAATTATCAAAATCAGGACATCTTCCTCATTATTTAATTGATAACAATGTTTATTTATACAATCAATCTGAAGTAAGAAGATGGATAGATATAAACATAACAACTCGCAATGAAGGCAAAAATTTTCCTGATGTTATTAGATTAAATGTTCCAGCATCGGTTATTACAGATCAACCGCCTAAATCAATATGGAATATACCAAATCTTCAGCAAATTCCTAAACATTCATATCAAACAGGCGTATATTTTTTATGTAAAGAAGATGAAGTTGTTTATGTAGGTCAAAGCATAAATCCAGCAACTAGAATATCAACACATAACCAAGATGCTCAAAAAGACTTTGATCGTGTTTATTTAATGCCCGTTCCTGAATCTGAATTAAATGATGTTGAAGGATCATTTATTCATCATCTTCAGCCATCTCAACAAGGTGGCGTAAAAATAGGCAAAAAAGCTATAGGGCCTAAACCTAGTATTCCTATAAAAGAAGTATTTGTTAAATACAAAATACAAATATAATTATGTTAGAATTAATGTATAAATTAATTTTTTTAAACTAATGCCTTATACACCCGTCAATGATAAATGTAGGGAATTAGGTTGCAATAATCTTAAAACAAGTCGCTCTGCCTTTTGTAGTATTCATGGTGGCGAAAAAACTCAAAAAGATAAAGATAACAGTAAGCTTTATTCTACGGCTTATTGGAAAAAACAAAGAATAGCTCAATTAAGTAAAGCGCCTTTATGCCAGGCTTGTCTTTTAGAAGGCAGAGTTATTGAAGCGGTTGCGATTGATCATATATTTCCGCATAGGCAAGATGCAAATAAGTTTAAGAATAATTTGTTTCAAAGTTTATGCGTGCCACATCATACATTAAAGACACAAGAAGAAAATGACGGAAAATATTTATATTATTCACCTAACGGACTAATAACCTATACAGACGCAGACTATGGCCAAGCTTTTAACGAAACAAAATCTGCGCAAAATATATAAAATGCTTGCATTGCTTCCGCCATTTAATGAGTGGCGATTGCCTGCGGCTCACCGCGTTACATTCGAAGTGGTATCTAATACCGAAGCTTATGGTTGGTTTATAAACGATCCGCCAAGAATACAAATAGACCGATCATGCGATGATTGGAATAAAATAACGCATACTATGATGCATGAAATGATTCATTGCTTTTTATGGTATTCAGGCCATAAGGATTTTGATGCGCATGAAGCAAAGTTTAAAAAATATGCGAAAATAGTTTGTAATATACATAATTTAAATGAGGATGATTTTTAAATGAGTAGCATTAATAAAGTTATAGTATTTGTATTAGCCCTTATCATTGGCGGCCTATTGGCTATTATTTCTAATCAAGTATTAGCGGCTGACACCAATATCACTACAAATATGAAAGGCATGCCTGTTCCTTCAGCTATTGCGCCTTCTATTTCTACTATGAATCCCAAGATTTGTAAAACAGGGGTGAGTGGCGGAGCTAATACAGGTGTTGTTTCTTTTAGCGGTGGATTTACAGTAGAGGATGAAAATTGCGCAAGAGTAGTTAAAGCAGAAACCTTATCTAATTTAGGATTAAAAGTAAGTGCGGTAAGTTTAATGTGTCAAGATGAATCAATATGGGAAGCAATGGAAATGGCATCTAGCCCTTGCCCATTCGGTGGAGCATTAGGCGATGTTGCTAGACGCGCTTGGTTTAAACGATACCCTGAAAGATTCTATAAGTTATATGGTTCGGATTTTAAGCTTCCTGTTATTGCTGATAAGCAGTAATGCTTATGCTTGGTATTGCAATTATGTTCCTGATAGCAATGGATACATAACAAATTTACAATGCTATGGTATAGATGATGAAACTGCGCTTACAGGATATTGGTGTCCTTATTATCCTAATGATCCAATATGCGCACCTTACATTCAACCTGTTTGCACAGACGCTACAGAAACTAGAACTTTATCATGCCCCGTTAATTATTCAGGTGCATTAAATCAAGTTAGGTATTATACTTGTAGCGCGAGTAGTTGGTCGGCTTGGCAAGATAGCTCAAATAATTGTGTAGCTGATCCGCCAACTTGTATATCAGCGACAGAAACAAGGACTTTATCATGCGCGAGTGGATACGAAGGATTAATAACGGAATTAAGAGCTTCACAATGCTCCGATCCGTATGGTTTGCCAACTTGGACTGCATGGTCGGAAACATTAAATACTTGCAAGATGACATTGGACAATCAGAACAATGTAACAAGCCCTGTGAGTGTAATAAGCCCTGTGAATCCAAGCGGGATAATCAACACAAGTGTTACGCCTACGATAACCGAATCTGTAATTGCACAGACAGATATTGTGCAGACATTTAGTAACGCATTAAATAGCACTACAAGCGAAGTCAAAAGCGAATCTAAAAAAGAAGATACCAAATCAGAGGATAAGAAAGATACAGAGATTATTCCTGGATTAGGAATAGTTTTGAGTTTGGCTTTATTACAAAGCCCAAACAATTTAACTCAACCGAATATGGTTGATTCTTATAATTTAACGCAGGAAAATGATTATGGACTTCAACAAGGAATTTATATGGGGCTTATCACTCAAACAAGTATTTCTGATAGGTTCAACGCTTATAGCAGTCGTAGGAACGCCGATTTATTATGGAATTACGACTTTCAACAAAATGCGTTCGGTCGTTGATTCATACGATGAAAGCAAAGTGCAAGCATTAGAAATACAAATGAAAGCTCAACAAGAGCGTTTACTAGCTATTCAAGATTCAAGCATTAGAATTAACGAGAAGGCATCAGACGCTATTGCATTGGCTCGTGAAACTTCAGCTATTGCTCGTGGATCACAAAGAGAAGTAGAAGCTTCATTATCAAGCGTTCGATCAGAGGTTAAAGCTCAAATAGATGGCTTAAACACTCAAATGAAAGCTATACAAAAATCAATGACTAACCCAATAGGAAATTAAAATGCTTACCCTTATATCATCTTTACTATCATTCTTTAGTGGCGGATTGCCAAACATTCTTAACTTTTTTCAGGATCGCTCTGATAAAAAGCATGAGATTGAAATGTCAAAGCTTCAAACAGAAAAAGAATTGCAAATGGCAGAACGAGGTTATATTGCTCAAGCTAAAGTAGAAGAAATACATTTAGAACAATCTCAAGTAGAAGCACAAGCGCAAGAG